TATTCACCAAGTTGCTATCAACTACAACAGAGCATTTATTCTTGTTGAAGTTAATGATATTGGAGATCAAGTAGCATCAATCCTACAGTATGATCTTGAGAATGAAAACCTTCTTATGTGTGCCATGAGAGGACGTGCTGGTCAATTAGTTGGTCAGGGATTTTCTGGATCTAAAACTCAACTAGGAGTAAAGACGAGCACCACAGTTAAAAAGATTGGTTGCTCTAACCTAAAACAACTAATCGAAGCAGACAAACTACTTGTCAATGATTATGATATCATCTCAGAACTAACCACATTTATTCAAAAGAAACAATCGTTTGAAGCAGAAGAAGGTTGTAATGATGACCTTGCAATGTGTCTAGTTATTTTTGCCTGGTTAGTTGCACAAGATTACTTCAAAGAAATGACGGACAATGATGTTCGTAAAAGGTTATATGAGGAACAGAAGAATCAGATTGATCAAGATATGGCACCGTTTGGTTTTATTGATGATGGTTTAACAGATTATGAGTCAATAGACACTGAAGGTAATGTTTGGTATATTGCTGAGGATGGACAAGGTTCATATAATGGTAGTGAGTATGGAGAGATGAGTCATATGTGGGAGTATAGATGATGGATTTTGATGAAGAGTTTGAACTTGGTCATCTACTCTTCAATGAGAGAAAATGTCGAACCTGTCATATTAAAAAAGATCTTCTTACTGATTTCTATCTAATACGTAAAAATAAAAAAGGATTTCCATCAGCGTATTCTTATGAATGTAAAAAATGTACTAAGATTAGAATTATGAATAATAGAAAAAATGACAGTTATAATTGGAAGTATCCTGACTGGTAGTGTGTTCATGCATTGTTTCCCCCCTGAAAGGTGTCAAAATAATAAATACTTTTAGAAAATATGATATATTTCTAGGAGACAACAATGGCAATTTTACGCTCCCCTGGAGTCGTTGTAAGGGAATTAGACCTTACAAATGGAAGAGCAGATATTGCAAGCAGCAATATTGCAGGTTTTGCAGCCCCCTTTAACAAGGGTGAGATCGGAGCACCAAAAACTGTTTCTTCCGAAGCAGATCTTGTTAGATTATACGGAGAGCCATCAGCAAATAATGCTGAGTACTGGTTATCTGCTACCAATTATCTCGCATATGGTGGAACTCTTTCTGTAGTAAGAACCGATTCTACCAATCTTAAGAACTCAGTTGCAAGAGAAGGAAGTTCAGTTTCTTCAGTAACTGTTACTAATTTGCAGTTGAATGGTAAATATGTTTCTGCACCTGCTGTAAGTTTTAGTGGCGGCGGCGGCAGCGGTGCTGCAGCAACTGCAAATATCGATCCTGCAACTGGAAGAGTATTTGAGATTGTTGTTACTGATACTGGTAGTGGTTATAGTTCAGAACCTACAGTAACTATTGCACCAGTTGGTTCAAATGCTGCTGGTACTGCAACACAAGGAACTACAGCAACGGCAACAGCTGATATTAACAACGTTGACAGCGGTGCATTAACTGGTGACCTAACAATCACTGATGGTGGTTCTGGATACTCTGCAACTCCAAACTTAACTATCTCTGGTGGTGGTGGAGATCCTACAGGTGTAACTGCAAGCATTACGATTGTAAATGGTCAGATTACTGGCATTACTTTAGATGGTGGATCAGGATATACCTCTGCTCCTTCAATTGTAATTGATGATCCAACTGGTGTTGTTGTTAACGTCACTACTGCTGGTAGTAATTACGATCCAACTCAAACATATAATGTTAACGTTTCTGGTGGTAATTTTGACTCTCCATTTGTTGGAACTCTTCAGATTAATCAATCAGGTGGCGTAACTGGTGTTGCAGTTGCATCTAATGCAGGCTTTGGTAATTTTACCAACTTTGCTGGTCTTACTGCAATTATTCCAGAACCTGGTGTAACTGCAACTGCAACTGCTGCAATTACTGCAGATCCAGTTAAGATTGGAAATAATGATGTTTATGAAGCGCAGCATGTTGGGAACACCAATGGTTGGTTGTTTGCTGGTAGAACTGCTGGTGGTTGGGGTAATGGTTTAAGAGTTGCCGTTGTTGACAATGGTCCAAGACAATCTTTAACTCTTGCAACAGGATCTCCTTCAAATGTTGATAACATTTCAGTTGGTGAATTTGTAAGTGTTGGTTCTAAAAAAGGTAAAATTATTGACGTAACTTCTGTTACTGATGATAATAGTGTTACCACTACTTACGTACACGTAATACACGTAAATGCATCAAACCAATATGTTCCAGATCCTGCAGCAAATGCTCTGTTTTTAGCTGGTGACACAGTAACGATTGGTACAACTTCAGGAAACAGCGTTAGCGTTGTTGACGATGGAGATGCGTGGTACAGAACAAAGGAACTCTATACTGGATCTGGCGTAACTTGGAACTCTATCGTTGCACGTCCTCTTGCAACTGATGATGCAATTGCTTTTGCTGGTTCTTCCAATGCAAGAGATGCGGTTCACGTCGCAATCGTCGATGAAAAGGGTACAATCACTGGTCAGAAAAATAACGTGTTGGAGACCTTCACTTACAGGTCGAAGGCATGGGATGCTAGAGGATCACAAGGTGGTGCAAACTACTTTAAAGCAGTTGTCTCTAGTAGCAGTGACTATGTTTATTCTGGAGATACTCCTTTTGAATATGCAGCAAAAACTGAAAACTTTGAACCAAAAGGTGCTCTAAGTTGGGGACTTTCTGCTGGTAGTGATTATCCAAGCACTGCGACAGGTGACTGGAACATTACCATTACAGACCTGACTAATGCTTATGAGTACTTTAGAAATGAAGAGACAGTCAACATTGAATATTTAATCATGGGTCCTGGTCTTCCTAGTGAATTAGACACCAGAGCAAAGTTAAATTACATTGCATCTATTGCCTTAGACAGAAAGGATTGCATCGCATTTGGTTCTCCTCATAAGGATAATATTATTAGTCAAAGTGGTCTCCCTCTTACTAACGCACAAATTGTTAACAACCTTAAGAACTTCTACACTTCAGTTGGAAGTAATTCTTATCTTGTTTTTGATTGCAACTACAAATATGTTTATGATCGTTGGAACGATGTATATCGTTACATCCCTTGCAACACTGATGTTGCTGGTCTAGTAGCAGACACTTCAATTAGAAACGAACCATGGTTCTCACCTGCTGGATTCTCAAGAGGTGGTATTCGTAACGCTGCAAAACTTGCTTGGAATCCAAGTAAGTCAGACAGAGATGAACTCTATGCAAATAGAATTAATCCAATTGCAGTATTCCCAGGTCAAGGTGCTGTTCTCTTTGGAGACAAAACTGCACTTTCTAATCCATCTGCATTTGATAGAATTAATGTTCGTAAGTTGTTCCTTATTCTTGAAAATGCAATTGAAGAAGCAGCAAAAGCACAACTGTTTGAAATTAATGATGAAACGACAAGAGAAGTATTTAAATCAATTGTTGTTCCATTCCTTCGTGATGTACAATCAAGAAGAGGTATTACTGATTTCTTAGTTGTTTGCGATTCAACCAATAACACTAGCGTTGTTATTGATAACAATGAGTTTGTTGCTGATATCTACGTACAACCTGCACGTTCTATCAACTTTATTACCTTGACATTTACTGCAACGAGAACGGGTATTTCTTTCTCAGAAGTAGTCGCTAACTGATACGTATTGATAAATAAAAACATAGGGAGATACTAAACAAATGGCAAACATCATCGACTTTAAAACCAGATTGAAGGGCGGCGTTCGCCCTAATCTGTATGAGGTCTCAGTTACTTTTCCAAGTGGAATTGAGTTAGGAAGCACTACTCAAAAGAAAGATAAGGGTAACCTTACCAGATTGACTAAGGCACTTTGCAGATCTGCTGCAATTCCTGCTCACTCACAGGGTGTAATTGAAGTTCCTTTCAGAGGACGTTTCCTTAAGATTCCTGGCGATAGAACCTTTGAATCTTGGACAGCAACATTCTACAACACTGAGGACTTTGATCTCAGAGCTGCATTTGAACAGTGGATTAACTTCGGTAATAAAACTGATGAAAATCTCGGAACAATGAATTTTGGTGGAGACAATCCATCTGGTGCCTTCTTCCAAGATGTTCTGATTGTTCAAAAATCCAAGGACATTGCAACCGCATCTGGTGGAGATGATCCTAATAAGAATTTAAGATCATATAAACTTATTGGTGCGTGGCCAAGTAATGTTGGTGCAATTAACCTTGCATACGATAGCAACGATGCTATTGAAGAGTTTGATGTTGAATTCCAATATCAATATCTTGATGCAGGTGAAACCAATGATGTTGGAGAACTCACTACTAGAGTTACTCTTTGATTTAAACATTGCTAAATAGTAGCAACGGTTAATTTTGTTTATTTGGCATGGCGCAATTATTTGGATTTTCAATTAAAGATGAAGATCTCAAAAAGGGGGCGAAGGCAGCTTCGTCCCCTGTTCCACCCACCGATAATGACGCTAGTTCAACCATCACCCCTTACGGGGGATGGTTTGGTCACTATGTAGACCTTGAAGATACTAAAAAAAGAGATGAGATTAATCTCATCAGAAGATATAGAGAGATGTCACTTCAACCAGAGGTTGATAGTGCTATTGAAGATGTAACAAACGAAGCAATTGTTACGGATAAGGATGACAGTCCTGTAGAATTAGAATTGTCAAACTTAGAAGTATCTGAGTCAATTAAAAATAGGATGAGAGATGAGTTTGAACATATCAAACGTCTCTTAGATTTTGATAAATCTGCACATCAAGTTTTTAGGCGTTGGTATATTGATGGCAGATTATTTTATCATAAAGTTATCGATTTAGAAGATCCCTCAAAGGGTTTATTAGAACTCCGTTACATTGATCCTCTTAAAATTAAGAAGGTACGTTTGGTAGAAAAACCTCCAGTTGATGCGGATCAATTTAACAAATATGATTATGGTAAAGTAACAGAATTCTTTGTTTATAATAACAAAGGAGTTAATAATACCAATCAAGGAATTAAAATTGCAGCAGATGCTATTGCATCTATTACCTCTGGTGTAAAAGATCAAGGTAGAAATATTACCTTAAGTTATTTGCATAAAGCAATTAAATATCTCAATCAATTGAGAATGCTTGAAGATAGTATTGTTATCTACAGATTGTCCCGTGCTCCTGAGCGTAGAATTTTTTATATTGATGTTGGCAATCTTCCTAAAATTAAAGCGGAGCAATACCTACGTGATGTAATGTCACGTTATAGAAATAAAATGGTATACGATTCCGCTACTGGTGAGATTCGTGATGATAAAAAGCATATGAGTATGCTAGAGGATTTCTGGTTACCTCGTCGTGAAGGTGGTCGTGGTACTGAAATTACTACACTACCTGGTGGTCAGAATCTTGGAGAACTTACTGATATTAAGTATTTCCAAACTCAACTATATAAAGCACTTGGTGTTCCTCCTTCACGATTGGAGAGTGACAAGTCCTTTGATCTCGGCAAATCAGAAGAGATTAATAGAGACGAAATTAAATTTACAAAATTTGTAGGTCGTCTTCGTAAGAAGTTCTCAGATTTATTCCACGATCTTCTTAAAACACAACTGATCCTTAAAGGTATTATTACTCCTGAGGATTGGGAGGATATGAAAGAGCATATCCAGTATGACTATCTTTATGATAACCAGTTTGCAGAAATGGCAAACTTGGAAATGCTTGAGAAAAAAATGGATGTACTTGATAAATTGGATCTTTATGTTGGCAAGTACTTCTCTCAAGATTATGTCATGCGTCAACTCCTGCACTTTACTGAGCAAGAGATTGAAGAAATGAAAGATCAAATAAATAATGAAATTAAGTCGGGTCAAGTTGTTGATCCTCTTGATACAGTTGCTCAAGAAAAGCAATCTGCAGAACTTGACATGGAAACTCAAAAGGTCAACTTAGACAATTTGAAGAATCCTCCTGAACCTAAAAAGTCAGGAAATTCAAACACTAAATAGTATCGAGGTTAATTATGGAACCCACTAAAATTGTTGACATGGTGATGAAGGATCAGCTCTCTGATGCTTCAGATGCCGTGAAAGATATCATTATGAATAAAGCAGCATCAATCCTTACCTTGGAAAAGGAAAAGGTTGGTGCAAATTTATTTAAAGAGTTAGAAACCGAACCCGAAGAAACAGAAGATGAAACTGATCACGGAACAGATTGAGAGCGTAGAATTTCTTATCGAAGAAGACGGTTCTAAAAAAACCCACTTCATCGAAGGCATCTTCCTCCAATCAGATATTAAAAATAGAAATGGTCGTGTGTATCCTATGAACGTTCTTGAAAAAGAAGTTCAAAGATATACTGAGTCATACATTTCTAAGGATCGTGCATTAGGAGAACTTGGACATCCCGAGGGACCTACTGTAAATCTTGACCGTGTATCCCATAAAATTGTTTCTCTCCAAAAGGAGGGATCTAATTTCATCGGAAAGGCAAAACTTCTTGATACACCCATGGGTAAGATTGCAAAATCTTTAATCGATGAAGGTGTAAAACTTGGCGTTTCTTCTAGAGGTGTTGGATCACTTCACGAAAGAAGCGGAGTAAATTATGTCCGCGACGATTTCATGCTCGCTACTGCTGCTGATATTGTAGCAGATCCTTCCGCACCTGATGCTTTTGTAGAAGGTATCATGGAAGGAAGAGAATGGGTATGGGATAATGGAATTCTTCAAGAGAGACAACTTGCTCAAATGAAGAGAGAATTAGATCAGGCAACGATCTACAACTTGCAGGAACGCAAAGTTTCCGCGTTTGAAAAATTCTTAAAAGGATTATAATTTATAAATAAGTTTAGAATATAACAGATTTTATATCAAAAGGAGAATAGCACATGTCAGCATCAGTTGACCAACAATTTGAAACTTTCGTAGAAGAAACTCTTGAGGAAAAAGCGCCAACTGATGGTGCCAAAGGGGCAGACCCAATG